CCACGGCAGACGCCTGGGTCCAGCTCCGCGACCCCCACACCCTCAAGTCCGGTGACAAGCGCCGTGTGCTGCGCGCGATCCGCGACACTGACGATGCCGGTCAGGTTGCGCTCGGCATGCTCGACGCGATCGCCACGGTTGCGATCGAGTCGTGGAGCCTGGCTCTGCCCGTGCCCTCGCAGGACATCGCCGCACTGGACCTCATGGAGATCGCGGACTACGACGCACTGTCCGACCTCCTCGGCCCGACGCAGGAAGCTCTGTTCCCGACCGCGGTCGAGGCGACCGAGGAGCAGACGGCGGACCCAGCTTCCCCTACCGAGCCTTCCGCCGCATAGTCGCGCGGCTGGAAGGACGCCCCATCCCCGGCAGCGACACGGCGCCCCACACGCTGCTCGAGGAAGCCGCTGACTACGCCTGGTACGCCGAACGGTGGGGCTGGCCCCCGTCGGTGGTCGACGAGCAGCCCGCATGGGTCTTGGAACGCCTGCCGACTCTCGCGAACGCGTGGGACGAGGCGAAGGCCGCGGTCCACGAGCGGGCCGCCCAGGAGGCCGACCGCCGGTCAGGGGGGTAACGGATGCCGGACATTCACATCAACGTCCAGGGCGGCGACGAGCTCGAAGCCGCCCTGGACCGGCTCGCGCTCAGGGTGCGAACTGCGACCCGCAAGGGTGCGAAGGAAGCGACGCGGCTTCTCCAGCGCCGCGGCTGGGCGCACCTGTCGCGCTACTACCACCCGCCGAACACACCGACCCCGTCACCGCCAGGGCAACCGCCGGCGCGTATCACGGGGCACCTGCGGGGCTCGCTGTCCCCGACCGGCCCGTACCCCACCGCGGCCGGGTTCGGTGCCCGTATCGGCCCCACAGCCGTGTACTCGCGCATCCAGGAGCTCGGCGGCCAGACCGGCCGGAACCACTCGGTGACGCTGCCGCCCCGGCCCTACATGCGGCCCACCCGCGCCTCCGTCATCGCCGACGGATCACTACGCCAGGCGTTCGTCGGCGCCTGGCGCAACGCCTTGTAACCCCGGCTGACGCCACCAACTGAACAAGGGAGGGCCCGTGTCCGAATACCTGCCGCCCGTGGTGGTCGAACTCGAAGGCCGGGACGCGCAACTTCGTCAGACCCTGACTGCGGCGAAGGCCGAGGTCCGCAAGTTCGCCACCGACGTCGGCAAGATGAACGCCACCGTCAAGGTCAAGGCGGACCTGGCGGCCGGTGAGATCGAGAAGATCCAGCGGCGTATCGGCGCGATCAGGGCCACGATCAAGGTCGGGCTCCGCGTGGACGAGGCAGCCGCGCAGGCACGCTTGGACCGCTTCACCCGCGACCGGGCCATCAACGCGAACGTCGGCGTGAGGCTTGACCTTGCGGCCGGTGAGATCCAGAAGATCCAGCAGCAGATCGGGAAGATCAAAGCCACGATCAAGGTCGGGCTTCGCCTCGATGACGCGGCGACGATCACGCGCCTGGACCACCTGACGCGGGACCGGACGGTCACGATCACCACCAACACGGTCGGCGGTGGCCCGACGACCCCGACCCCGGGCAACGGGGGCCAGGGCGGCGCCGGCGGGGGCGGCAGGGATGCGCTGCAAGCGCTGCTGCTGCTTTCCCCCGCGCTCCTCCCGATCGCCGCGCAGGCAACGGCGCTTGCCGCGTCCGTGGGTGCCGCGACCGTCGCCGTCGGCGCGTTCGGCCTGGCGATCATCTCGCAGCTGTCGGCCCTGGGCGACGCCGCCGACGCAGAGAAGAAGTACAAGGAAGCCGTCGACAAGTCCGGTGCCACCTCCCAGCAGGCGGCGAAGGCGCAGGAGGCGCTGTCGCGGACCCTCAGCAAAATGCCCCCCCAGACCCGGCAGGCCGCCGGCGCGTACATGGTCCTGAAGGACAGTTTCAAGGCCTGGTCCGACGACATGGCGCAGTTCACGATGGTGCCGGTCGCCCGGTCGTTTGCGCTGGTACAGGCGATCCTGCCCAAGCTCAGCCCGATGGTCGAGGGGACGTCGCTTCAGTTCGCGCGCTTGGTGGCCGTGGCGGGCGGCGCGGTGTCCTCGCCCGGCTTCGACGCCCTGATGTCGAAGTTCACCGCGTTCGCGAACGGCGCCCTCAAGGCGGGCGTCGACCACGCCATCCACTTCTTCCGGGTGATGTCGGAGGGCGGCGGCAGCGGTGCGTTCTCCGAGTTCATGGCCTACGCCAAGGCCAATGGGCCGCTGGTGTCGGAGACGCTCCACAACCTCGGCGACGCGGTCATGAACGTCTTGAAGGCGGCCAGCGAGGCCGGGCCGGGGTTGCTCACCCTGATCAACGCGGCCGCAAAACTTGTAGCCGCGCTGCCCCCGTCACTGGTCGCCACCCTCCTCCAGCTCGGTCTGGCGATAAAGCTCATCGGCCTGACCAGTGGTGCCACCACCGCGATCACGGGCCTGGCGGGCCGGTTCACGGCGCTTCGGGCGACAGCCCTCGCCGCGGGTGGCGGTCTGGCCGGTCTCCGTGCCGCGTTCCTGTCCCTGAGCGTCGCGGCCAGGGCGACCGTCATCATCGCGGTCATCGCAGCTATCGGTGTCGCGGTGGCGAAGCTGTCCTCTTTGGGGCAGCAGGCGCCTCCGGACATCGACAAGCTGACGAACTCTCTCGGCCGGCTGGGCGAAAACGGACAGGTCAAGGGCGAAGCGCTGAGGGCGTTCGGCGCGAACCTGAACGGACTGCGGGACTCGATCAAGTCGTTCGCCGCTCCGGCCGTCATCGACAACATTCAGCAGGGCATCGTCAAGGTGTTGACGGCCGGGACCACGGACTCCACTCCCGTCAAGGAGGCCAAGCAGAACCTCGACGCGATCGACAAGTCGTTGGCCAACCTTGTGCAGAACGGGAACGCCGACCTTGCGGCGTCGGCCCTGGAGAAGATGAAGGCCGCCTATGCCAAGGGCGGCCACGACGTCACCAACTTCACGAAAAACCTGGACGAGTACAAGAAGGCCGTCGACGACGCGAAGTTCGCGCAGGAACTGACGGCCCAGTCGATGGGCTTGTTCGGGGAGCAGGCGCTGGCCACAAAGCAGAAGCTGGACGCTCAGAAGCAGTCGGCCGACGGGCTGGCTCAGTCGATCAACGCGGTAAGCGATGCCTCGCTCACGGCCCGTGGCGGCATCCGCGGCATGGAGGCCGCACTCGACGCGGCCGACGCAGCGTTCAAGAAGAACGGCAAGACCCTCGACGAGAACACCGCGAAGGGGCGCGGCAACAACCAGGCCCTGGACGACATTGCAGCATCGACGATTAGGGCTGCCGAGAGCGCCCGCGCCAATGGTGCGTCGTGGGAGACCGTCAACGGGATCTATGACCGCGGCCACGCGAAGATCCTCAAGCTCACCCAGGGCGTCACGGGCAACGAAACGGCTGCGAAGAAACTCGCCGACCAGATCCTGAAGACCCCGAACAAGACCGCCCGAATCAAGATGGAGAAGGAAGACGCGGTCGCCGGGCTGAACGCCTTCAACGCGGCGCTCAAGAAGGCTCCGGGCGCGAAGTCCGTCACGCTGAAAACGCTGTCGGCCTCTGCCGAGAAAGTCCTGGAGTCGTTCGGGTTCAAGGTCACCCACCTCAAGGACGGCTCCGTCAAGATCACTGCGGTGACCGGTAAGGCGCTCTCCGCCATCAAGAACGTGCAGGGAGCCGTTGACAATCTGCACGGCAAGAGCATCGGTATCGGCGTCTACACCACCGAGTATTACAAGAAGGTTCAGAAGGGCATCGACTACACGGCGCCCATCAAGGCCAACGGTGGTCTGGTTCGCGGCTACGCCGACGGCGGCAACGTCCAGTCGATCCCTGACGGCGGCTACGTGCAGGGCCCCGGTACCGGCACGTCGGACTCCATCCTGGCGATGTTCGGCTCCGGGGCGATGGCCCGGATATCGGATTCCGAGTACGTGGTGCGGGCGGCCGCGGTTCGCAAGTACGGGGTCCAGGTGCTGGACGCGCTGAACTCCGGGCGCCTCAAGCTCGCCGGGTTCGCGCGCGGTGGTCCCACCGCGGCGGAGAAGCAAGCCCGCTCGCAGATGTCCTCGCAGTTCGGGATCTCCCGGTTCGGCCAGGCTGCCGGCTACCAGAACACCTCGTTCCAGAAGGCGCTGAGCTCGCCCGGCAGCCTGGGCGATCTGGTGAGCGCACTGAACGGGCTCCGCGGCCAGATCAAGGCCGCGTTCAGTGGCCGTACCGAGTCGTCGCTGCTCAAGCAACTCGACAAGGCCGGTAAGAGCCTTATCACCTACGAGAAGCAGCTCACCAAGGTCACGTCCAGTCTGGCTTCGGCGAAGACCAAACTGGACGACCTGAAGAACTCGGCGGCGCAGCTCAAATCGTCGGTCGCGTCGAGCATCCTGTCCGGCAGCAGTGTCGTGACGCAGGCCCCGCAGGAAGGGTTCGGGCTCACCAGCCAGGACGTGGTCAACCAGATGGCGGCGCAGCTTCAGAAGACGCAGCAGTTCTCCGCCCAGCTGGAGACGTTGAAGAAGCGCGGCCTGAGCGCCGACCTGCTCCAGCAGATCGCGGCCGCCGGCATCGATCAGGGCGGGGCTACGGCCGCAGCCCTGGTCGGCGCGAACGACGCCACCCTCAAGCAGCTCAACGACATGCAGTCCAAGATGAAGTCCTCGGCCACCGCGGCCGGCTCGGCGATCGCCGACGCCATGTACGGAGCCGGCATCAAGGCTGCCGACGGGCTAGTCAAGGGCCTTCAGAAACAGCAAAAGGCCATCGAAGCCCAGATGCTGAAGATCGCAACCAGCATGCAGAAGGCAATCAAAAAAGCCCTCGGTATCAAGAGCCCGTCCACGGTGATGGCGAAGCTGGGCGACTTCACGGCGCTCGGCTTCGCGCAGGGCATCGGCCGCAGCAGCAAGCACGCGGTGATCGCCGCGCGCGGGCTGGCCATGTCGGTGCAGCAGGGTGCAGCCCTCACGGGCTCACCGACGCTGGCCGGCATGTCCCTTGCCGGATCCGGTGGCCCGATGGTGGTGCACCAGCACTACCACGCGCACGTCACCGTCGAGGGTCACGTCATGACGGAACGGAACCTGCGGGACGTGGTCGAGAAGCAGATGGTGCAGCTCGGTGCCCGCAACTCGGTGACCTACCAGCAGTACCGACGCTGACCCGGAAACCGAAAAGAATGAGGGGCGCCACCGGGCGCCAGAAAGGTGGTGTCCGGTGGCGAAACTCTCCACCCTGCAAGACCCTTTCACCGCGGCGGCGATCAACACCACGCTGTGGAACAACATCACGGTGGGCACGGCGACCTTGGACACCGTCAACGACACGGTGAACATAGCCGTCCCGACGGCGTCGGGCACGACCAACACCTTCGGCACGAACAACCTCTACGACGCCACCAACTCGTCCGTGTACGCACAGATCGGTGCCGCAGCGAACGGCGGCGGCAACACCGGGACGATCATTCGTGTGCGGTTCGACACGAACAACAACGTGGCCATGCGGAACGACGCCGGCCTATTCCGGCTCAGGGTGATCAATGCCGGTGTGACCACCACCGTCACGGTGGCGGACGTGTACGACCCCCACCTGCACCGGTGGTGGCGGATACGGGAGTCCGGCGGCACCTTCTACGCCGGCACCTCCCCGGACGGCTTCACGTGGACCGAACAGGCATCCCTGCCCCACACCTGGGGCGCGGGCGCCACCACCGTCACCTGCCGGTTCGAGGCGACGGCCAGTGCGGCCGAGATCGCGGGCAGCGTCGTCCAGGTGTCCAACGTGAACACGCTGGCCGGCGGCCCGTACAACCTCGCCTGGCCGCGCACCGAGGACGGCTGGGGCCCGTTCTGGAATGCCAACCAGGGCACGGTGCCGCCGGACCGGTACGTGGACGTCGGCAACCTGACGAACGACAGCATGACCTTCAACCGCGGCCGTCAGTACGAGCTGGACCAGGTCCGCGCCGGCGAGGGACAGTTCGGGCTGTTGAACACGGATGCCGCGTTCGAGCCGACCAATACCAGCGGCCCCTGGTTCGGTCACGTCAAACCGTACGAGCCGTTCCGGCGCCGCGCCCAGTGGCCGGCCACCCGCAACCTGCTCACTCAGGTCCAGGCGACCGGGGGTGATCTGGGCGGTTTCCCCACCGGCCCGATCCCCAACGACGCCAGGGTGACCGGCGAGACGGGGCCCGGCAGCATCCTTGCCACCGCCAGCGCGTGGCAGGGCGGCCGGGTCTTCGACTTCCCTGTGGCTGCGGGCGCAGGCGGAAACGCGGTGATCTTCGGGACGGCGCAGCCTGCGGCCGACCCGGGCACGACCTACACGCACACCGTGCGAGTCCGTAACGTCGCCGCCAGCGGCACGCTTCAGATCAAGCCGTACATCGCCTGGTACACGGCGGGCGTCGCCACTGCGACGGCCGTGGACGGTGGCACGGTCGCGCTCGTCGGGTCGGTGAGCGCCGACTGGACGACGCTGACCATCACAGCGACCGCCCCGGCGAACGTGGCGGGCATCGAAATCGGGGTGCGGGCCGCTTCCGAGACGCCCGACGCCCGTGTCCAGGCCGACGGATGGCAACTCGAACAGGGCTCGGCGTCTACCGTGTGGACGTGCCCCGGCGAGTGGTATCCGGTCTTCAGCGGGTTCCTGGAACGGTGGCCGTCAAAGTGGGACATGGCCGGCACCTTCGGCAAGGTGCAGCCGACTGTCGTGGACGCGTTCGCTCTGCTGTCACAGGTCGAGCTGGACGACCCGCTCACCGAAGAGATCAACTCCAGCAGCCCGCGGTTCCTCTACAAGCTCGACGACCCGTCCGGCAGCCTGTCCGCGACCGATGCCACCGGCAACTTCCCGGCCGTGCCGATCGCCATCTCGAAGTACGGTGCGGGCAGTTTGACGTTCGGGAACAGCATCACGGCGACCGACGCTGTCAACGGCATCTTCACGGGTGCTCCGGGCCCTGTCGTCACCATCAACAACGCCAACCCGGGCCAGAACACGACGTCGGCCGCCTCGTTCCTTCGCCTCGCGGCGGCGGGCATCACCGGGCCGGCCGACCCGAGTCGCTT